TCGTCGCCGGGGTCGCGGGCCACGCTCCCCCCGGCCTCCATGGCCGCGGCGGCCCACGCGCGGCGGACCAGACTCACGCCGCCCTCCGATCACCCGGGGGCGGGGCGGCCCGCGTCCCCTGCAAGCGCCCGTGCCCGGCCTGCTGGCCCGGGCTGCCGGCCCCTCCCAAGGCCCGCAAGCTGGCCCAATCGACCAGGTTGAGCACCGCGCTGTAGGCGATCCCGAACACCCCACCGGCGAGCAGCGTCCACCCCAGGCCACACAGCAGGTAGACGCCGGCGAGGGTCAACCCCGCGCCCAGCCAGAGCCACAGATCGGCCGCACCCGGAAGGTGCGGCCACCAGCGGGCTCCCGTGGGACCACCCAGGCCTGCGCGGGCCATCGGCTCCTGGTGCCTCTCCCGGCGCGTAACTATACGCGGTCTACACCACCAGAAGCGCCTCGCCCTCGCGTTCCCAGCGCGAGGCCCGTCGTTCGCGACGGATCGCCCGGTCCAGCGCCATAACAAGCCCCAACATCCCGTCGATCTTCTCGGTGCTCTTCTGCTTGTCGGGCTTGAGGTTGCCGGCGGGGTCGGTGCGCACCACCAGGTTGTCGGCGTTCCAGCGCAGCACCGGGTGCCCGCCGTGGCGCAACCGGCCGGCCAGGACCAGGTTGAGCAGCTCCTTGGTCGGCGGCGAGAGGGTGGCGAAGCCCTGGCCCATGGCCACCACGGGCAGGCCGTCGTCGCCAAGCTCCTGGGCCAGTTGCGTGGCCCCCCAGCGGTCGAAGCCCAGCTCGCGGATGCGGAACTCGGCACCCACATCGCGCAAGGTCTGGCGGATCGCGCCGTAGTCGATCACGTTGCCCGGCGTCGCCTGCACCAGGCCCTGGCGCACCCACAGGTCGTAGGGCACGCGGTCGCGGCGGGTCCGCTCCGCCACGGTGGCCGCCGGGACCCAGAAGAACGGCAGCACGTCGTACCCCTCGGGCTCGGCGCCGTCGGGAAAGACCAGCACCAGCGCCGCCAGGTCGGTCGTGCTGGCCAGGTCGAGGCCGGCGTAGCAGTCGCGCCCGCGCAGCGCCGCCCGGTCGACCGCGCCGGCGCAGGCGTCCCACCGGTCGAGCGCCAGCCAGCGCGTCTCGCTCGCCGTCCACTGGCACAGGTACAGGCGCCGGAAGGCGTTCTCCAGCGCCGGCACCTGGCGCGCCCGCTCCGCCAGCGCCCGCATCTCGTCGAGCGAGCGGAAGTCGCCCAGCGCCGGGTTCGCCGCGCGCCATACCGCCTCGTCGGTCCAGTCGGCGTCCTCGGGCGCCGCCCGGATGTAGGCGAAGAAGGACGGATCGTCGACCGTGCCGTCGAGCACCTGCCGGGCGTGCTCGTGCAGCTCCCAGCAGATCGAGTGCCGGTCGAACCCGGCCGTGGTGATCGCGAACGTGAGCGGCTGCCGGCGGGCCCCGGTCGACGTGGTGAGCACGTCCCACAGGTCGCGGTTCGGTTGGACGTGCAGCTCGTCGACGATCACGCCGTGGGCGTTGAATCCGTGCGAGCCGGCCGCGTCGGCCGGGATCGCCCGGTAGAAGCCGCCGTCGGGCAACAGCAGGCGCTTGGTGGCGTCGAGCACCTGGCAGCGCCGGGCCAGCTCGGCCCGGCGCTTGACCATCTGCGCCGCCACGCCGTAGACCAGACTGGCCTGGTCGCGGTCACCGGCTGCGCCGTAGATTTCCGCGCCCGGCTCCCCATCGGCGAACAGGAGGTACAGCGCGATCCCGGCCGCCAGTTCGGTCTTACCCTGCTTGCGGGGCATCTCCACGTAGGCGGTGCGGTAGCGCCGCGTGCCGTCGGCGTTGAGCGTGCCGAACAGCGGGCGGATCAGCTCGTGCTCCTGCCACGGCGCCAGCACGAACGGCCGGCCGGCCCACTCGCCTTTGGTGTGCACCAACAGCCGGCTGAACCAGTTCACGGCGCGATCAGCCGCCCTAGCCGAGTAGGGCATCGAGGCCTCCGTCGGCCGGCCGTTCGGGCACCGTCATGCGCGCGCGCGCTGACGGGGTCAGGCCGAACTCGTGGCAGAACGCGCGCACCAACGCGAGACTCTTCTGCGCGATCGCCACCTCGGGCCGCACGCCGACAAACCCCGTCTGGGTGGTGAACGTGAGCTCGCCGTCGCGCACCCGTTCTTCAGCCGCGCGCCACCGGCTGTACGCCTGGCAGTACCCCGCCAGCGCCGCGCGATCGACCACCGTGAGCAACCCCAACCGGCGCAGCTCGGGCGCCACCCGGCGCCACTCGCGCTTGGCTTCGGGCTCGAGCCACGCCGGGCACGCCGGAAGCCCCCCCCCGACGCTCGGCTGGGGCACCCGGTCCGGCCGCCGGGCGGTGCCCTTGAGCACCTTGAGCGCCAGCGGTTCGGGTGCCGGTCCGCGCAACCCCACGCGCTACCCCCCGACGAGAAACACCGCGGCGTTCGCACGGTGCTGCCCGCCCGGTTGGACGCCTCCCGGCCGGACTTTCGACCCCCCTACCCCCTCGGCCCACTCGCACCCCGGTCGTGGCTCGTGACGCATCGTATCGCCCTCCCTTCACGCCACCCGATCGCGCCGCCGGCTGTTGCAGCGCAAACATAACACTCTGCAATTTGCCCGCGTCGCCGACCCGCCGTGGCTCGCCGGCACGATGTGGTCGCCGGTGAGCGGGTTATCGGTCGTGCCGGTGGTGCCACACCAGCTGCACCACGGTTGGCGCTTGAGCGCTGCTGCGACGACACGCCTCCACGCGCCGGTGTAGCCGCGCTCGGTGGACGTGCCCCGCCGCCCGGTATCGGTGCGCCACTGCGCGGCGCGGCACACCCGACAGCGCTGGCCGCCGGGCACCACCGCCCGGCAGGTAGGACAGACGCGCGCCGCACGCACCGCTGCCGTCACGCCAACGCCCCCACGATCTCAATCTGGAGGTGCGCGTCGTTTGGTACGCTGTAGGCATGAGAGACATGCGGATCGAGCGCCGGTGCGCAACCTGCGGTGGCCCATTCCTCGTTTCGCCATCCCGCCTGGCGCAACCGAATGGGGGCCGCTTCTGCTCGGTGCGCTGCCGCGGCGCTGCCCGCAAGGGCGTCCGCCTGGGAGAACGCTCGTCGCAGTGGAGGGGAGGAAAGGTTACCCGCCCCTGCGCTACCTGTGGCCGGGCGATTACCCGTTTCCCATCCAGGCTCAGGAGAGGACCAGCGTGGTACTGCTCGCACGCGTGCGCCAGCACACGGCGGGGTGCGGAGGCCAATCCGTGGAAGGGTGGGAGGTACATCAGGAAGGACGGGTACGTCCGCATCACCTTGCCCGATGGCCGAAAGGTGCTCGAACACCGCCACGTGGTGGAGCAACGGATTGGGCGCCCGCTGCTGGCCGGCGAGCACATCCACCACCGGAATGGCGACAAGGCCGACAACCGGGATGAGAACCTGGCGGTCCTGACCAACAGAGAACATCGATTGCTGCATGTCAGGCAAGCTGGTCGACAATCCTGAGTGTGAGATAGGAGTCGTTCGGAAACGACTCCTGGCCCGCCTCCCACGTGGCCGTAAATTCGCCCCAGAACACGCCCGCCGTCGTGGTATCGGCCGGTAGCCAGTCGTAGCGCACGCGCCCGCTGGTCGCGTCGTCGTCGATCACACACGGCCGCCGGTCGATAATCGGCTCGGCACCGGGCGGCGCCTGCTCGGGCACCATCGTGAACACGACGGCGGCGCCGGTGAGGTCGACGGCGTTGCCGTCGGCGTCTTGCAGCGTGACTCGCAAGCTCGGCAACGCGTCGCCCTGTTTCATCCATATGTCGGCAGCCATCTACCGTGCCCTCCCGTGCTGCATCCCGCCCGGTGGCTCGGTCTGTACCCGCGTACGGCGCGTGCCGCTGAGCACGACACCAGTAGCCGACGCTGCGGCGAGCACGGCGCTGTGCCGGCTACCGTCGAGCGCCACGCGCGTCGGCGTCACGATGTCGGCGCCCGGCGGAAGGTCCGCTATCCAGACCAGTTCGTACCACGTGAGGCCCGTCGCGTGGAGTTCCCCCCACGTCAGGCCACTCTCGTGCATGCCCCGCCACGAGCCGTAGCGAAGCGTCGGCATCGCTACCGCCCTCCCCTCGATGGCCCGCCGTTTACCGCTGCTTGGGCAACTCGCGGCACCACGTCGCCGTCATCGGGCCGGAATTGGAGCGGACCGGCCAGCCACGGTGCCCGCGGCAGCAGCGCCAACGCGTAGCCGCGCCAGAGCGCCGCGCCGACCTCCGTCCGGAGCGCGATCTGGATGAGGCTCGCCGAGAGCTGCGCCGGCAGCGGCACGGCGACCGTCTCGCCGCGCCTTTCCTCGGCGAGGTCGATACCTGGGGCCGTATCGTTCATCTCCTTCAACTCATCCCGTAGAGGGCGCACCAGCTCCCGGCGGCGAGGTTCCCCGAGTTGGCCGAGACCGTCAGTTGGGTGATCGCCGCCGTACTGCGCCAGTGGGACATGACCAGCCCGGCACCCATCCCGCTCGACGAGGCCGCCGTCTTCTGCCCGAACTCGCAGCGCGCCGTCTTGTGGAAGGTCGTCGCCGCGTAGCGCAGCAGCTCGACGCGGGCTGTACTGGTGGCCCCGGACGCGGCGCCGCTCAAGGGGATATCCCCCATCCCCATGCCGGTGGCCGCGGCGATCCCTCCGGTGGCGGCCGTGCTGCTGCTGCCGGTGAAATACTGGAAATCGTAGTTGGCCGCCGAGTCCCCGTTCGCCCGCAGGGTCAGGCCGGTAACGCCCGATCCCGCCCCGGTGGAGCGCCCATTGAAGAGCAGGACCAGGGCGCTAAACGTCTGGGGGATAGAGGTAAAGCTCACGCTCGCGGTATCGGCGCCGAGAGCCTGCTCGGCGATCTTGGTGAGCCCCCCCGCCCACTTGACGCCGAGGCTCTGCGTGCTATCGGCGGTCAGGACGTGGCCATCCGTGCCCACGGCGAGGCGCCCGATCGCGTCGGCCGCACTGGCCGCGAACAGGTCGCCCTTGGCGTCGGCCAGCGGGTCGGTGGCGAGGCCGCCGGCGGCCGGCGCCTCGGCCCGCCACTTGGCGGCCCCGCTGTTGTAGGTGAGCACGTCGCCGTTGGCCGGCGTGTCGGCGGCGTCGACGTCGGGATGGTCGGCGGCGAAGAGGTTATGCGCCTGGGCGTGGTGGGCGTTGGGGAGGGCGGCGTGCGCCGTAACCGGGTTGGCCACCCACCTGATGCCCGCCGCCTGGGCGCTATCGGCGCTGAGAAATTGCCCGTTGCTACCCACGGCCACCCGCGCCGCAGTGTCCGCCCCGGTGCCCGCCGCCAGGTCGCCCTTGGCGTCCCAAATCGTGTCCGTGGCCACGTCACCGCCGCCACCGGCACCCCCGGCGCCGACGTTAATCACCATCGTCACCGGTCCAGCGTTGGCGATCGCGCTGCCCTGCGTGCCGTCTTGCGTCACGCTCATCGACCACCAGCCGGTATTGTTCGTCGGCGTCGCCGTCAACCGCAGCCGGGCGTACCGGGTGTGGTCGTTTTTCTGCTGGACGTACAGCGTGTCGCCCTCGAGCAGCGAGCCGAATACCGGCGCGGCGTCGACCCCGTCGTTGGTGAGCGTATCGATGGCCAGCGTGCCCGCCGTGGCCAGGTTGCCGGTGTTGCAGCGGATGTTCCCCTGGCCGGGATCGGCCAAGGTCGTGTTGGTCGAGAAGTAGAACTGCCCGTGCAGCGGCCACTCCGACGCGCCCGGCGAGTAGAAGCCGTCCACGCGCCACTCGAAGACGTTGCCGGCGTCACCCGACACGGCCACCGGACTGCCGGCCACCGTGAGCGTGTCCGCCAGATCGGCCGCAAGCGCGTTGAGCACGCGGAAGCGGTTGGATGCCGTGCCCAGGTAGCCCTCGCCGTCGACGGTGGGCAGGAACGTCTGGTCGCCCACCACGTAGAGGGGATCCTGCAGGTACGTGGTGCTGTCCAGCACCAGGCCGCCCTCCGCGTGAATCTCGTTCTCGTAGGTGGTGATCCCGGAGAGAGTCTGATCGGCAGTAAGACTGGCGTAGCGCAAATCGGCCGCGGCCGCAGTGAGCGCGCCCACGTCGGCCGCGTCGAGCAGCACAGTGCCGGTTTGGCCGTTGACGCTCGATACGCCGGTAACGGTGCCGCCGACCAGGTACCAGTTGGCGAGCGTGGTCGGCGGCGCGGCGCCCAGAATGTAGGTTTCGTTGCTGTCGCTGCGGATGGCCACGTCGCCGACTTGCGCCGACAGCGCCAGCATGGCGGCCTGCGACGTGACGACGTAGGTATCGGTAATGGCCAGCGGCGGCAGATGCACGCTCGGAATGAACCCACCGGCATCGAGCGGCGCGTACCCATCGGCTTGCCCCCTGGCGCTGAGCGCTTGGTACGCAGCCAGGTCGGCATCGGTGGCGTATTGCGGATGCGGGTTGGTGCCCGGTTGGTGCGACACCGGCAGGTAGCGCAGATCGGCCGCGTCGAGAGTCAGATACCCGCCGTCGTTAGCTGGGTCGTTGAGCCAGGCCGGCACGCCCGCGTCGACGTCGAGCAGGGCGTCGTCGATCTGCCGCCAGTCGTTGACGGCGTCACCGTCGAGCAAGCGGATGCCCAGATTCGGCGTGAGCGGCGGGTAGATGGTCATCGGCGGCCGGTCTCGAGGCAGGAGTATAGGCGCCGGCGGGCAACCCGAACTCGACCATCTACCGGCACGGGGTAGCCGCGGTAGCCGCGGTAGCCGCGGTTTCTTGAATCGTTACCCCTTCTACCTCTGTCCCTCCCGCCTCCCATCTCCCTCGCTTCCTCCCGCGTGCGACAGTGGAGAAAAGTTTTCAAAAAACCGCGGCTACCGCGGCTACCCCGACTATTTCCAGGAGTGGACCGGTGCCCGCGGCCCCCCAAACCGCGGCTACAACCCCGCTAAAACCGCGGCTACCCCGACTACTCGCCAATCGATCGCCGCGCTCACCGCCGACTACGGACTGACTGGTTGCGCAACCGGTTGCGCGAGCGCCAGGCCATCATAGTGCCACTCCTGCCGGTTGCCAATAACGTGCCTCGTCAGCGCCAACTTGGGCCGTAACCGCTTCACGGCCAGCCCAAACGCGGTGTCGCTGGGCACCGGTCGACCCTCGCGCCGGCAGGCCTGTTGGTAGGCCACGCGCACCAGCCGGCAGGGCGTGGACGCCGCTGGGTCGTCGCGCGTTTCGGCATCCAGCCAGATCGCAACGGGGTCCGTGGTAGCCCGGAATTCGAGCCACGCGGCGCGCATGCTCGGCGTTTCGGCGATGCCCCGCACCTGCACCGCCGACAGCACGTCGAGTGCCCGGTTGAGCACCCCCGACAGCTCATGGGGGTCAGCCAGCTCGGCGTCCAGCGTCTCGCGTGGCCGGGTGCCGGCCACGCCGGGCTCGAACTGGCGCTCGAAGGGCAGCACCAGCCAACGTCGAAAGAACGCGTGGCTACTATCGTTGCTGCGGGGCAGGTGGTTGGCGCTGAACACCAGCCGACAAAAGGGGTACAGGTCCCACTGGCGGCCGTACTTGACCTCGGCGTGCACGCTATCGTCGCCGTCCGTCAGCGCCTTAAACACGCTGGTCGACGCTAGGTGCTCGCTGGGCAGATCGGGGCAGATATTGGCCAATTTTCCCTGGAGCCGGGCCGCCGCGAAGCGATCCGCTTCCAGCCGGTGCAGGCTGATCCCGGCAGTGTTCTGGCGACCCAGCAGCGCCCGGTAGGCGCGTAGCATGGTGGATTTCCCGTTGGCGCCCTCGCCGGTGAGCAGGACGGCCTGCTGCACGCTTTTGGTGGGGCACAGCAGCAGCGCGGCCAGCTGCCACGGCACGCCGGCGGCCACGCAGTCGGCCGGCCACACCTCGCCAACGAAGCGCTCCCAGGCGGGACAGGTGGCTTGCGGGTCGTAGCGGATGGGCAGCTGGATGGTGGTGCGGTAGTCCGGATCGTGCGGACGCAGCACACGCGTGGGCCAGTCGAGCAGCCCGTTGCGCACGTTCAGCACGCCCCAACGGGGGCGCTCTTCGAGCTCGGGCGCGTCGATCGCCAGACGGTTGGCCGCTTCGGTGACGAGCTGGCTGGTCCACAGGCCGGGTAGCTTCCAGCCGTCAAGCAACGCTGTAATACGCTGGCCCAGGGAGCGGTGCGCGCGGTCGCCGTAGACGCCGGCACGGTACAGGTACAGGGTGTCGCTGGCGTCGACGGCGAACCGCTCGCTGGACGCCAACGCCTCGACACAGCGCCACACCAGCCAGCTGCCGCCCCGTGCCGGCGGCGTGCTGGTCGCGGTGCTACCGGTTCCACTGCCGGTACCGCTGCTCCCGCCGCCAGGAGATCCGGCAGCAGCACCCGGCGGCCCGGTTTGTGCGCCAGTCGCTGCCATTTGTATGACAATTGAGTCGGCTTCTAAACCGGGCCGCGGCCCGGTTTGTGGGGCAGGCGGCCCGGTTTGTGACGCGCGTAAACCGGGCCGCGGCCCGGTTTGTGGGGCAGGCGGCCCGGTTTGTGACGCGCGTAAAC